TAACTCTGTCGGTAAAGCAGGTGGAGCGGGTATTGATATTCTTAACACCATTGGAGGTGGTGGTGGCCCTGGTGGTTCTGCTCCTACAGGTACGTCTAGTACAGCAGGTGTGGCCGGTGCTAATTATGGTTCAGGCGGTAGTGGAGGAACATCAAATTCATCAACCACTATTAACACAGGCGGCGCAGGTGCTCAAGGTCTAATCGTCATTGCCTATGTTCCCTCCGCTGGGGGTATATCTTGCACAATAACAGAAACGGCTACCGGAACGGACACTATCTCTACACTGGCAACCTTTTTCCCGTCTATTTCTGAAACCGCTACTGGGACTGACGTTATTACCACTCGGGTAACCTATCAAGCTACAGTTCTTGATACGGCCACAATTTCTGATTTAGTCTCGGCGGCAAGAGTATTTTTGACCCTGGTCAATGAGTCGGCGTCTATTTCAGACATTAACCAAGCCGCACTCCGAGCCGCAACCGCCATTGCTGAACTAGCCACGGGATCTGACACAACAGCGGCAAAAGCTGCATTTCTTTCTGCTGTCAACAATGCGGCTACAGCAACGGATCAAATATCGGCGCTTAAAACATTCACCGCCGTCATTGCCGAAACTGCCACTGCCACAGACGCTATTTCGTCTAAGGTTCGGTTTGTTGCTCAAGTTGTTGAGTCGTCCACTGCCACAGACAGCAATTATGCTAATTTGGTGGTTAGCGCGGAACTGAATGAAATTGGCAACATAACGGACACGCCTTCTTCCAATGCAAGTCTTCAGTTTTTTGTCACCGAAACCGCTACTGTAACCGATGTTGTTGCTGCGGCGTATTTGTGGAATTTGATTGACAACGACCAGACTCCGGGATGGAACGCTGTGGGCAATACGCAAACCCCAGGGTGGACGGAAGTTAATGACAACCAAACCCCCGGGTGGCAAAATATCAATACTTTGTAAAGGGCTTCGATATGACGACAGCAGCAACTTCTCTTTTAGGTCTTGCGCTTCCGGTACAGGGGGAGTTGGAAGGCGCATGGGGCGACACGGTTAACAACTCAGTCACCTCTTTGCTGGATACGGCAATCGCTGGTACGACCACCCTTAGCGCAGATTCAGATGTAACACTTTCTACTACAACTCTTTCGTCTAACCAGGCGCGGCAGGCAATCATCTTGTGGACGGCGAGTGGCACTACGACCCGCTACATCACTGCCCCAGCGCAGTCCAAAACCTATGTGGTTATCAATAAAAGTAGCACCCAGTCTATTGTTATCCGTGGTGTTGGCCCGACCACCGGAGTGACTGTATCCGCTAGTTCTTCTGCGATTGTTGCTTGGAACGGCACTGATTTTGCCAATGTCTCTGGTAGCGGCACAAGCACTGGCCCGCGTGCAACCGTTTACACAACAGCAGGATCGTTTACATTCACAATCCCGGTCAGCGTAACCAACATTAAGGTTACTGTCGTTGGAGGCGGCGGTGGCGGCGGGGCAAGTCAACCATGTGCTGGTAGCGCAAGCGGCACGGCAGGTGGAACATCCAGTGTTGCATCTGGCACGCAAACCATTTCAACCATTAGCGCGACCGGCGGGGGCGGGGGCGGCTCTTCAACTGCCGGTGGTCTTGGAAGCGGTGGAGACATCAATAACCGTGGATTTTCTCTTGCTGGCTCTCAAAGCGGGGGAACAATTTTGAGTGGTGGCACTATGAGCACATCAATTGCCGCCCTTTCAGGTGCAGGTGGCGCAGGAAATAACGCCAATTCCGGCGCTGGCGGAGGTAACGCTATTAAATGGCTTACAAGCGTGACCGGAGGCAACACCCTTGCTGTCACTGTTGGCTCTGGTGGTACGGGTGGAAATGCTGGTGGAGGTTATATTGGTGCCGCAGGTGCCGCAGGCGTTGTGATATTTGAGTATTGATAGGAGAGATAAATGAAATATGCTCTTATCAGCTTGCAGGAGAACGCTTGTAAGGTTGTTGGCTGGCGATCTGGGGGCGAACTGCCAGAGCCTGTAATCGAAGCGATTCCTAATGCCGCCCGGGTTGCTGAGGTGGCTGAAGTTACATTTCCCGTGGCAGAAAGCCTATTTTGGGTTGACTGCGCAGACAACGTTATAGCTGATGAGTGGTACTACGACGTAGTGGGCCAGCAAATTCTGGCTGTCCCAGCCGCCCCCCCGATGCCAGCATCGGGGAATCAGCCATCTTCAACAGGATCGCAGACGCTGTGACCACGTTGATTGCGCCCCGCCATGTTGTCACCTATGACGGTGCAGTGCTGAATATCTTCCATGCCGACAAAGGGGAAGGTCTTCCAAAGCATTCACATGTGTACGCGCATCTAACGTCCTGCATGGCTGGAAGTTGTATTGTCCGCAAGGAAAACAAACAGCTTGTCATGGATAAGCAAACAACCCCGGTTAACCTGATTGCTGGCGAATGGCATGAAATTGAGGCTTTAGAAGACGGAACTGTGTTTGTAAACGTTTTTGCCGAAGGAAAGCAATACTAATGTGGATCCTGTTACTGCCTTTACTATGGTTAGTGGCGCTATCTCCGGCGTTAGAAAACTTTGTGCTTTGGTCAAGGAAGCACAACAAGCTGGGAGAGAAGTAGCCGATCTGACCAGTCAAGTCACGCAACATGTCGGGAAGGTGTTGGAGCACACCCAAACACTGAAGCAGGCAGAGTTAGAGGTAAAGAAGAACCCGCCAAAAGGGAAATCCTTGCAGGTTCTGGCGTTTGAAGAGGTGGCTCGGAAGATGGAGCTGAAGCAACAGTACGAACAGTTGCGGAACATGATCATCTACGAGTTGGGTCTGCCGGGGGGATTCTGGGCTGATTTTGAAAAAACGCTGTACCGGTTGGAGCAAGAGCATGAAAGGGAGATGGAACTAGCCGAACAGATGCAAAGGGAACTGGAATGGCAACGCAGGGTCAAGCTAGATCAAATGCAAGAGGTGGCCTTGGAGGTGGTAATCGTCCTGGTAATGCTGGCATATCTAGTCGCTCTAATCTGGTCGGTGATGTTGCACCAGAAGGGTCGATTGGGGGTTTGGTTGGTATGACGATCATGGCGTTTCTGTTCGCAATCATGTTGCCGGTGATGATGTTCATGTACATCGATATGCACAAGCTCAGGCTGGAGAACGAACGGATCACGCAGAAGATTGGCAAGTACCGACAACTGATTGAAAGGTGCGACAGGTGAGTGAACAACAGGACAAAGCGCTGGGGGTTCTAGACCGCATATTGTCGTATGTGGATAGTCCGTTTAAACTCATTGCGCTGCTCATTATGTTTGTGTTTGGTTTTTGTGCGTGGTTTGTCTACGCCAACCAAGAATTGCTGGTTGGTGCCTACAAAGAAAGCCAGAAGCTTCCAACAATCAATGAGGCCCGGGTTGAAGACGCTGCTTCAGTGCTGATTAAGTACGGCGGCGCTCAGACCGTGGCTATATTTAAGGTGAATCCGTTGTTCGGCACTCGCGTCCTGTACCGGGCATATACCAAGGATGGGAGAGACAAAAGATTGGAGGGCATAGATGTCGGTCTCTTTACACAAAACCCCGGCAATAACGCAGACGTTGTTAAGCTCATGGCAGGAGAAACGCCGTGTGGTGATTACCACAAGCCACAAAGCGAAATCGGCCTGTGGTACGTCGAAGTTGGCGTCACCTACGGCTGTCGAATCTCTGTACCACCGGACGCAACACGTTTCATCGGTCAAATTACCATCGGGTTCAAAGATCGACCTGAAAGCATAGAGGACATCCAGTCCCTTATGACTATCGCTTCTTCAATGTTAACCAAAAAGAGTTACTAATGCTAACACTACTATCCACCCTTATTTCCTTCCTAATGGGCGGTCTGCCCAAACTGCTGGATTTCTTCCAAGACCGGTCGGACAAGAAGCATGAGCTAGAACTGGCTCAGATGCAGATCGCCCGGGAGCTTGAGATGCGCAAAATGGGGTTTGAAGCCCAGGAGCGGGTTGAAAACATCCATACCCAGCAGTTGGAGATGGAAACCAAATCCAACGAAAAGATCTCTGTCATTGCCGCCCAACAGGCTGAGATGCAGGCTATCTACGCACATGACTCATCTTTAAACGAGGGAACTAGCCAGTGGATGAAGAACCTGCGTGCCAGCGTGCGACCGGTCATCACCTACGGGTTTTTCGTCCTTTTGGTTGGGATCGACGCAGCCCTGATTTGGCACGGGTTTAAATATGATGTGTCGTTTGCAGAGATGTCTGACCAGCTTTGGGACAACGACACCCAAGCCCTGTTTGCCAGCATAATTGCATTTTGGTTTGGCGGTAAGGCTTTTGGCAAATGACAACACTGTACGCCATTAAAAACGTGCAATCAGGTAAGGCTTATGTTGGCAGTACCGTAGGTTTTAATGCTCGTATGACTACGCACAAACGGATGCTTAAACGTGGCAACCATCACTGCCAACATTTGCAACGTGCTTGGAATAAATATGGCGAACAAAATTTTGTTTTTGTTCAGATTGGACAGGCCAATAACCAAAAAGAAGTGCGCGAACTTGAGCAGGCATTCCTTGAGTTGTTTTTTGGCAAAGACCTGTATAACACCAAATGCTGTGCGGTAGGCATGCCAAGTGGCGATACACATCCAAGCAAACGTGCCGATTGGCATATGAAATTGTTGTCTGAAATGACAACACCTGAAGAACGAAAAGAAAAATATGGCAAATCAAGCCGTGGACGCAAACGCGACCACGACACCTATTCCGCTGGCGCTAAAAAGCAGTGGGCCGACCCGGAGCAGCGAGCCAAGAAGATGCAGGCTATGCGCGGGAAGCGGGAGGTGGTAACGTGCCCACACTGCGGCACCCAAGGCGGGGGTGGAAATATGCGCCGGTACCACTTTGATAGGTGCAAAAATGCAAGTGTCTGAAAAGTGCATGAAACTTATACGCCATCATGAAGGTGTAAGACAAAAGGCTTACAGATGCCCGGCCAAGTTATGGACGATTGGCGTTGGGCATGTGTTGTACCCTGAACAGGGTAAGCTAAAGCTAGAGGACAGGATGTCTGTTTCCCTGCGCCCGGAGGATGACCGGGTGTTCTCCATGGAGGAAGTCGATGGAATTCTTAGAGCAGATTTGCAACGTTTCCAGCGCGGGGTGCTTCTTTACTGTCCTGGCAGTCTTACACAAGGCAATTTTGATGCTCTTGTGTCTTTTTCTTTTAACGTCGGCCTTGGCACCCTCCAGCGTTCGACGTTGCGTCAAAAGCTCAATCGTGGCGATAAAGAGGGTGCTGCGGAAGAGCTATTGAAGTATTGCATGGCTGGTGGCAAAATCCTAAAAGGGCTTCAAAACCGCCGGATCGATGAACGCGCCCTGTTCTTGTCGTAGGATTACAGATGCCGCTCAAAAAACTGAAGCTCACAGCCGGTGTAAACAAAGAAAACACCCGCTACACCAGCGAAAACGGTTGGTATGAAAGCCAATGGGTGCGGTTTCGCCAAGGCACTCCTGAGAAGATTGGCGGCTGGGCGCGTATCTCTGCCAATACGTTCCTTGGTCTTTGCCGTTCCTTGTGGAACTGGATCACGCTTGGCGGTCTTAATTTGCTTGGCGTTGGAACAAACCTAAAGTTTTACATTGAAGTTGGCGGAGTTTACAAAGACATTACGCCAACTAAACCCTTGGTTACGTTAACCAATCCGTTTGCCACAACTTCAGGGTCTCCAACTGTTACCGTCACGGATGCCGCTGGCGGGTTCCTTAACGGTGACTTTGTCACGTTTACAGGTGGTACTGCCGTTGGCGGGCTAACAATTGCAGGTGAGTACCAAATTACTAAGGTATCTTCTACCTCATACACCATTACTGCGTCATCAAACGCCAGCTCAACAACTACCGGCGGTGGTACTGTTTACGCTGTTTATCAGATAAACGTTGGCCCAAGCTATCAAACGCCTTTGACTGGATGGGGTTCTGGTTCTTGGGGTTCTGGAACATGGGGGTATAGCACTCCATCCACAGATTCAATGCGTTTATGGAGCCAAATGAACTTTGGCGAAAACCTTCTTTTTGGGCCCCGGGGCGGGCCTATCTATTACTGGACGGCTACGCTTGGCATAAACTCGCCAACGTTTACAGTAACAATTGCTTCTCCGGGTGTTGTAACGACCACGGTTGAACTCAATGACGGAGACCCTGTTATTTTGCAAACCACCGGGGCATTGCCTACGGGCTTGTTGGTGGGAACTGTTTACTATGTAGTTAATTCAAGCGGTACTACATTCTCTCTTGCGGCAACGCAGGGGGGGACGGCTATTACCACAACCGGATCGCAGAGTGGAACCCACTCGATCTCCAACCGAGGGATAGATATTTCTTACCTAGGCGGGGATGCCCAGACCCCACTGATGCAGAACTACATCATGGTTTCTGACACCTTGCGGTTTGTCTTTGCTTTTGGAACAAATGACTACGGCAGTACGGTTCAGAACCCTATGTTGGTTCGCTGGTCGGACAAAGAAAGCCTGACCGTTTGGGATCCTGATGAGGTCAACCAAGCAGGCAGTTCTTTGCTTTCTCATGGGTCTGAGATCGTCACGGCAATTCAGACTCGCCAAGAACTTGTAGTGTTTACAGATTCATCTTTATACTCCATGCAATATCTTGGAGCCGAGCCATGGTGGGGCACCCAGCTACTGGGTGACAACATATCCATCATCAGTCAAAGCGCAGTCTCATTGGCCTCCGGCGTTGTGTTCTGGATGGGTATTGACAAGTTCTACAGATATGACGGTAGGATTCAGACCCAGCGTTGTGACCTGCGCCAGTATATTTACGGCGATATTAACTTGGGCCAAAGCCAGCAGGTTTTCTCCGGCACCAACGAAGGCTTCAACGAGGTTTGGTGGTTCTATTGTTCAATTACTGGGCCTGACGGAACCGGAACGCCAAGCAACCCCAATACAATCGTTGACCGATATGTTGTCTTTAATTATGTTGAAAACAACGGGGAAGGCGTTTGGTATTACGGAGAACTTGGACGCACCGCATGGTTGGATACCGGGCTTCGGAATAATCCAATTGCCACGACATATTCCAACAATATTGTTAACCATGAATTTGGAACTGATGACAATACAGGCGCAAACCCAGTAGCCATATATTCATTGATCAGTTCTGCTGAATTCGATATTGACGATGGCGACAAGTTTGGTTTTGTCTGGCGCATATTGCCAGATATTACATTCCGGGGATCTACAGCAGAATCCCCAACCGGTACAATGACCTTAATTCCAATGCAGAACTCTGGTTCTGGGTACAACAATCCTACGTCGCAGGGTGGGGTTGATTATGCTTCTGTGACTAGAACTGCCACTGTTCCGATTGAACAGTTTACCGGTCAGGTATATGTCAGGGTGCGTGGTCGTCAGATGATTATGCAGTTTGAGAACGAGCAAATTGGTTCTCAATGGCAGCTTGGTTCACCTCGCATCGACATCAAACAAGATGGACGCAGGGGTAACACATGACGTTAATTGTTACGTCGAACTCCGCTCTAGCTAGGGTTGTACCGCCCAACCTTCCTTTGGCACCGCTGAGTTATGAATCTGCATATCAAGAACAGTTAAATAACGTTCTGCGTCTGTACTTCAACCAGCTAAACAAGATTGTGGGACAGCTTATGGCAACTACATCAACCGTTCCTGTATCTATCGGCGGGACAAACACGGATGCCTTTGGGCGTTTGCGCGTCAGCCAACCCTATACGCTGTTTGACAGCCAAAGCCGCTACGCTTCTGATAACCAATTTGACACCTCAACCACCGGAACCGGCTCTTCCACGTTTAACACCAACCAGTCAAGCGTCAGCATGAGCGTAACGGCTGGAGGTGTTGGCTCTGTGGTTCGCCAGACATATCGCAGTTTTCCTTATCAGCCGGGAAAAGGATTATTGGTTCTTGCAACATTCCAGATGGATACAAACACTAGCGCAAACCTCACCCAGCGGGTTGGCTATTTCAATTCCCAAAACGGAGTCTTTTTCCAAAAGGTCGCAAGCACCAATTCATTTGTAATGCGGTCTTATACCGGAGGTTCAGTGGATGACACCAGAACGGTAAACCAGACAGACTGGAACGGAGACAAGCTAGACGGTACAGGAGATTCTGGAATAACTCTTGACCTATCACACCCGCAGATTCTATGGATGGACTTTGAATGGCTGGGTGTGGGCTCGGTACGCTGTGGCTTCATCATTAACGGCCAGTACATTGTCTGCCATACGTTTAACACGGCAAACGTTTACGGGACAACTGTTTACATGACCACCGCTATCCTGCCGGTGCGTTATGAAATTACCACTGCAACCTCTGCGTTGGCGGCAACCTTGACCCAGATCTGTTCTTCCGTTGTATCGGAGGGGGGTTTTGAGCAGACATCGATTGACCATGTGGCGCGTCGCACCACAGTTCTCGGAACCATTGTGGCTCTGTATAAGAATGCCACCCTAACTGGAGCAACATGGGCGGCAACGGTTCCCTCGGATTCCAATGTGGACTACGATGTGGCGGCAACTGCCATGACAGGTGGAACCATTGTTCAAACAGACTTTGTCACAGCTACCGGCTCTGGAGGCGTGAGTGAAACTAGCCTACCAAACGCTTACAACTGGGACTTGCAGCTAGGCGCAACAATTTCAGGAACAAGTGACACCTACACAGTTGGAATCAGGACGGTCTCTGGGGCAACAACGGGCGATGCGGTTGGCTCTTTGTCTTTCTATGACCTGACGCAGTAAGGACAAGACATGACCAAGCCCCCACACAATCTAAAAGGTATTGCCTCTCTCTTGGCTGAAAAAGGGCGTGGTGGTGACACCATGCTGGCTCATATCAACCCGCAAGAAGCAGCGTTGCTAAAAGCCCTGGGCGGGTCGGGAACCATTAACCCTGAGACTGGGTTGCCTGAGTATGGGTGGAACCCGTTAAAAGACCTCCAACAAGCCGCTGAAAAATTGTATGACAACACTGTAGGCGTAGTTGTCGGCCCAAATTCGATTACAGGCGATATTGTAGAAGGTGCCCGCGATCTTGGCGGAAGCGCTGTTGCAACAATCAGAAATTTTACCGGCGATACAGCTGAGTCTATTCAAAAGGTTGCTAGCCAATTGGGTCAGACAGTAGAGAATATTGCAAGCGACCCAAAGAAACTAGCCGCACTCGCTTTGATCGTTGCTTTTCCAGAAGCTGCGGGAGAGCTAGGTGAATACATCATGGGCCAAAGTGGCGCCATAGGCGCGGTTGATGCTGTTTCTGGAGTTCAAGCGGCCAGCGCTTATTCTGCAACATCTCAGGTTGTGGGCCAGACCGCAATTAACTACGCATTAAACGGTGGTGATTTTGACAAAGCAGCAAAAGCTGCGGCATTACAGTATGGAGTGCCAGCGTTATCCAATGATGTGGTTAAGACATTTACTCCCCAAGACATGGGTGAGTTTACCAAGCTGGTGAATAAATATGGGCCAAAGATAGCATCTGATGTCGGCGTTGCCGCCATTATGAAGCAAGATCCGCTTGCCGCGCTTGTACTTGGTGGAGCATCTGCTGCTACCGATGTTATTTTGACTAAATCTGGCATTGTGCCAAATATAGAAAACTTGTCTCCGGCGCAGAAAGATCTGGCGTTTAAAGTTATTGCCGCAAAGATTAAGGGCACAGACCCGTACAACGCCGCAGCATCTTCAATTCTTGGTTCCGGTATTGCTGCTGCTCGTAATATTGTACAAGCTGAAAAATCGTTGGGGACGCCGCTGTCTGAAAGGCAAATGACAGTTATAGCGAATCAGGTAGATCCCAATGCTGGAAAGATGGCATCTTATACGGGTGTGGATGGACAAGAAAGAGAATACTATTCCTCAAACGACTCTAAAGCGGACGGTGTTCGGGTAAGCAACACTATAAATTTATTCCAAGTTGAAAAAGAATTAGGCATTGAACTGCCAGAAGACCGTTTTGACACATTGGTAAGTGGCTCCTACAAGGATCCTAGCGCTATGTATCAAGCCGCTCGCACACAGTATGAGCAACTTGATAATATGGCTCAAGGGCTGGGTTACGAAAATTACGCTGACCAGCAAGCTCGGATTGCGGCTGGTAATCCCATCCCTCAGTTTGACAGTATTTACCAACAATTGGTGGCTAACAGCTATGGCGTTACAGACCCCAAAGAATGGAAGGCGCACGGCGACGATTATATAGCTCAGGATAATGCTACTAATGGTGGCTTTGACAGCCTTGAGGAATACCGTGAGGCTGCTTCGCATGGAATATATAGCGCCGACCGCTGGAAAGATTATCAAGATACAGTACTTAATGCAGATCAAAATAAAACCACAACCGACACTGGTACTGTAACCGACACCGGTACTGTAACTGATCAAACCACCACAAAACCTGCTGACCAAGAAACAGATTTAACCAACCCGGTTGAAACGGTAACTGAAGATCAGCTTGCGCAAGCCATTGGGTTTCCTGACCGAGATACATTCTTCAGGTTCAATGGCGACATCAATCTGTACAAAGAGGATGTAGCGGCAAAAAATGCCGGATTCGCAAACGAGTACGAATATAAAACCGCTAAAAGTTACGGGTATACCGACCCCGCTGCTTGGGAAGCTAACAAAGGCGATGAGGAAAACGCTCGGGCGCAGGGATATGAAAATGCTGCGGACATGCGAGCCGCCAATGCCGCTGGTTATTACTACAAATGGATGGCGGATGCCTGGAAAGCCCACAAAGCCGAACAAGAAAGCCAAGACACAATTGCCGGTGGTGGACAAGATACGCTTACCGGGGGTGGTGGACAAGACACATTAACTGGAGGCGGACAAGATACAGTTAGTGGCGGGGGGCAAGATACGGTCAGCGGCGGAGGCCAAGATACGGTTACCGGCGGTAGTGGGCAAGACACGCTAACTGGAGGCGGTGGGCAGGATACACTGACTGGAGGGGGTGGCACCCAAACCGGTGGTGGCAAAACTGGGCCTTTGACTGCTGCTGAGATCAAGCAGTACGAGGATGAATTCTCCAAATACCTCGATTCGCTGCAATCGGGAGCAACAATCCCCCCAAATTACGGCGTCCAGGATTTGGGCATTACGCCTGAAAACTGGAAATCATTTGATGAAAACCTGCTTTCTATGCAGGAAGCTGGACAGCTCCCGTCCCAGTGGAAGCCCGGAGAGGGTGGTAAATTTACCTACACATCAGACGATGGCAGTACGCTGACAATTGATGCGTCGGGAAATATTGTTGGCTACACCGAGGCTCCCAAAGGCAACCTGATTACCGATGTAACTTCAACCAGCAGCACAGGCGGCGGCGGGAGTACAGGTGGTGGTGGTAAGACAGGTGGTGGTGGGGATACAAGTACTAAAACAACCACCACAACCTCAAACTCAGGAACCACAACCGTTGTCACCCCGGCCACAACTCCAACGTCTGGGTTTAATTGGCTTCCTTTGTTGGCTCTTTTGGGGTCTGGCGGTCAGTCTTCACAACCACAGCCAACACCGCTGGCGGACATAAAATACTATTACGACTTTGGCGATGATCTTGGGCAGGCTATAGAGGCCAAAAAAGAGGGAAAGCCACAGTTTGAATTCTTTGACGGCGGAGAGGTTGACAATCTCTCCGTTGATGATTTAATCAGAATGCTAAAAGGGGATTGATATGGGGATACAAATCGTTGGATACGACTTCAATGACGACCCAATATATGACTGGGTGGATGATGAGTCTGACCAAGTGTATACCGGCAATTATGATTTCAGCAGTTCTGACTTGGCATCTATTGGTCAGGGAGCTGAAGACATTTATAGCGGTAGCAGCTCTAATATCTATCCCGATGGTTACGGTGGATATGTAAACGGTAACGGTGAACCCGTAACTATTGTCAAAGATGCAGATGGCACATTAAAGACCAGCACGGGTCAAGCCCTGCCAAGCACAGATGCTCTTGGCAACCAATTCCATGAAAGCATTGCGGGCGGCACCCCAACCATTGATACCAACCTGCAATCACAAATAGCCAAACTGCCCGGTGGCGCTAACTTTGTAAACAGCATTAAAGGATTCTTCCAAAAGAAGGATGCTCAAGGAAACATCCTAAAAGATGCACAGGGCAATCCCCTTTATGACTGGTCAAAGATTATTGCCGCTGGCACCACTGCTGCGTCGCTTAGTGGTTTAAATACGCCAAATCGTCCGCCCACTGGCTATCAGGGGGGCATTCCTTCTTTGACGGCTCTTCGTTCCCAGATTCCGGGAACATATGATCCCAATCGCCGCGCAGGTTCTAGCGGTCAGCGTTATTTCACTGACCTTGCTTATGTTGGAAGAGGAAACACAGACGAAATAGCCGCCGCCAAAACCAGATTGGCTGAGGGGGCGCAGGACATAGTGAAAGAAAACAGAGAGAATCCTGCCTATCAAAAGAAGAAAACGTATGAAAGAACAACCACCGATTCCACTGGTATGTTTAGCATGCCAACAGTTGTCAATGCTGCATCCAACCTGTCCAGCTATATGACGCCGGAGCAGAGACTGGCACAACAAAAGAATACGTCTGCTGTTCAAGCCGCACAAGGAGGTCTTATGGGCATGGCTAAAGGACGATATCTGCGTGGCGAAACCGATGGCATGGCAGATGAATTGAATACATCTATTGATGACAAGCAACCCGCCAAGCTAAGCCATGGTGAGTTTGTTATCCCCGCAGATGTCGTATCTCACTTGGGTAATGGTAACTCCGACGCAGGTGCCAAAAAGCTGTACCAGATGATGGACAAGGTTCGTCAGGCTCGCACCGGAACCAAGAAGCAGGGTAAGCGAATCAACCCCGACAAGTACATGCCGGGTGGCCTTGCATCCATTCCGCAGAACGTTAAGGGGTTTGATGGAACCACCGGAAGCACTGTTAAAAACGTTGGGGCCAACGTTTCCGCTGGCGTTACCGGAACGGAATCCAACCTTTCCAACTGGGCTGGTCAGAACGTGACCAACATCCTTGGTAAAGGCGAAGCCTTGGCAAACAAGCCTTATGAGGCTTACCAAGGCCCGTTGACTGCCGGTGAATCAGACCTGCAAAAGACTGCTTTCCAAAACGCCATCAATTTAAACGTTCCGACCCAGAACATGGGCGGCTATAAAGCTACGGCGTTTGGCGAGGATCAGGCCAAACAGTACATGAATCCCTTCCTGAAGACTGCTCTGGATCCCCAGTTGGAAGAACTGCGTCGCCAACAGCAGATCAATATGCAGGGCGAACTGGGCCGTCTGGGCCGTGCAGGTGGTTATGGCGGTGGCCGTCAAGCTGTTCTGGAAGCCCGTAACGCAGAAGCCTTGCTCCGTGAGCAGAACAAAACTGTCGGCAAGGGCTATCTGGATGCCTATAACAAGGCTATGGAGCAGTTCAATGTTGATCAAGGCATGGGCATGAAGGCTCAAGAACTGACCAACCAATATGGTTTGAGCGCCCTCCAGAAGCAGGCCGAGCTTGGCAAAGAGCAACGTGGCATTGAGTCTGAGGGTATCGCCGCAGACCTTGCCCAGTTTGAACAAGAGAGGTTGGATCCGTACAAGAAGCTTCAGTTCCAGCAGTCTCTGCTTCAGGGTCTGCCGCTTCAGGCTCAGCAATACAACACTGCTGATCAAAGCACCCTTCAGAAGCTTCTGGGGGCTGGTGCTGACTCAGCGGCCATTGTCAAACAACTGCAAGACATGGGCGTTCTTCCTAAGACTGCCACAACCACCACCGGCTAATTGGAATCAATATGAATATCGTACAACTCCAATACAAACTGCGTGACATGCCTTTGTCTGCCATTCAGGCGGCGGCAAATGGCCGTTTCCCAGATATTCCAGAGATGCTTGCCACGATGGAATTGAACCGTCGGGAGCGCATGGAAAAAGCCGCCGCTCAACCTCCCACCAAGTCCATCAAGGAACAGCTGGAAGAGAAGCTAACCTCTCCCCCGCAGGAGCAGATGGGCTTACCCGCCATGCTCCAGCAAGCCCAACAGGCCGGTGGCCCTCCCCAGCAGGATCAGGTTCAGCAACAGATGCCCCAAGGAGCACCCCAAGGCATGCCACAAGGTGTTCCTCAAAGGATGGCGCAAGGTGCCCCCCAAGGGATGCCTCAACAACCTCAGCAAATGCGTGAGGGTGGTGTCGCTGGCCTACCCACTCACAATATGTTTAAACGCTTTGATGAAGGCGGTATTGTTGCTTTTGCAGCCGGTGACAAGGTTGAGAGTGACAAAATGAATGAGGTCACCGCCCAGTTGGAGAATGACTTCCAGTCACAGTTGGCGGCTGATCAAGCAACCCCGTTGCCTGAAGATGCTCAACGGGCGGCTAATATTGTTCGACAGATGCCGTTTGTCCAAGAGGCCCAGCGGGCAATTGAAGCCAATAAGGTTCAGGTCACCACTCCCGAGCAGGAGATGGAGAGGAAGCAGGCTTTGCTTGAGAAATATGGCATCCGTCCTCCCAAGGAAGATGAGCTTGCCCGTATTGCCGCATCCAATGCGGCTTATGAGAGAGACCGCCAAGAACGTGCGCAGTACCAAGGAATGAAGAGTTTGGCCGAGGCCGCTCGACCCAACATCCATGGCAGATACATGCCGGGAACAATCGCAGGGTCAACTTCATCTTTTGGCCTATCCAACCTTGAGGTTGACCGGTCATTCCGAGAGGCTAACGAAAAAGCTCAGGTTGCCGCCAAAGAAGCTCAGCGTGAGTTTAAATTGGGCAATCTAAACGATGCTATCGCAGCCGCCAAGAAGTCAGAGGAATATGACCGTGAGGCCAAGAAGGCGGCAGTCACCGCTTATGGTCAGATGGCCTCTCATGCCATGTCAGCTACAAGTCAGGTAATGACTAATGAGGAGTCTAAGCGCTACCACAATATGTGGAAAGAAATTCAGGACAAGGATCTGAAGATTAAAGCCGCACAGTTGGCTCAACAAGCGCAGACCAACATTCCTGAAGTGTTCCGAAACATCGACAGCTTTGAAAAGCGATATCCTGACATTGCCAAGACCCTAACCCCGGAACAGAAGTTGGAACTCGGGGTGGAGATCTCTAAGTCAGCCAGAGGTATCCCTGACCGCGCAGAAACTGCTTATGAGCAACAGGTTCTGTCTGTCAACAAAGTTCGTCAAGAAGCCAGAGAGAAGATGCTCAAGAATTTGCAGATGCAAGCTGACTTGTTGGCTTCTACTGGAAAGGATCCTGAAAAGCTTCAAAAACTCAGGGACGAGATCAAGGCCAAGAGCGACCAGATTGATAGGGACAACCCGTATCCTCCTGCTCCAAGAAGTGGTATCTCGGGTCTTCTTGGCCCAAGAACTCCTGCTCCTGCGGCTTCGCAAACACCCGCACCCGGAACGGTAATCAGGTATGATGCCCAAGGCAGACAAGTTTCTTGAGTGAGGTCTAAATGGCAATCAGGGCTGAACTAGCTGATGGTCGGGTATTGGAGTTTCCAGATGACACCGACCGGAGTGTCATTGACCGTGTAGTCAAGCAAGCAATAGATAACCCGCTATCCACCAAATCCACTAAG